GATAATGTGTGATGTAGGCCACAGAATCATCGATGGAGACACCTCTCTTCGCTGCATCGGTGATGGCATTAATCTCTGCATGAATCGTGGCTTGCTCGTGACCCCAACGTACGATAGACCTATGGTCCGTACCAGCGAGGAATCCATTGTACCCCATACTTATGAGTCTATTGTTCTTCACTATAACACACCCCACTTTTAGTCTGTCACATGGGGAGCGAATAGATGCCAAAGTCGCAGCTTTTAGAAAGTAGTCGTCCCAAGAGATTCGTTCCTTAGGTTCTTCAGGTGGAGGGGAGCGCTGACGCCTAGCATCCTTAGTCATAGACATGAAACGAGGTGATGAACGTAGAGCACGGGGGCTGTCCATTTTATATTTAAACGTGTCTACTCTTTAACAATATCTCCTCCGCCATTTAGCCTCTAATTCTGGAAACAACTCCCCTAGGGTTTTGAAATATGTATCAATATATCGCTTTTCTTCCTCTTCTTCCTCAGTCAATTTAAGGCGTTCCGGGAACATACCCAACTTTATCGTCTTAAAATGATCAAGTCTTTTATTGAAATTCTCAAAAACACGAAACGATAGTAAGGTTTCGTCTTTTATGTTTAAAACACGAATTTCTTCGTGTATTCGGTCCAGGTGAACCATCTTGTATTTAACGCAGATCTTTATCCGCTGTGTAGTACGTCTTCCCCTTAGTGGCAAAACTATGCACCCTCGCGTACCCCCACGCTTGTGGAGAGGCTCCCGGACGATGCCCGGTTCTCCACGCAGCGAGTCCCCTGTTGTAGATGGTCTTCACAGTCTTTAGAGGAATGCCAGTAGCCTTCGCAATATCTGGCAACGACTTGACATCTGAGCCGTACCTTTTCCTGAACTTTTGGGTGTAGGAGGAAGTCTTCGTCTTTCGTCCTTCGTCTGTTCGGAACTTGGTGTAGTCTTTTTTGAGCATCTTCTTGTAACGAGTTTCAACCTCCTTGAGAGTCCCAAGCCCCCTGAAGTATTTGAGGGGTGCATAGATTTGACCTTCTGTTCTACGCAGTTGCCCAACTTTTCGAGCAATTTGAGCATCGGTGAGAGGCATCTTACTTTTTACTTGAGATATTTTTTAATTCGTCGTATGGTGAATATTAATAACAAAAATAAGATGATACTCACATAATCAAATGCCATTTTGAGACGGTCAAATCCAGGTTGTACTTGTGTATCCAACTTCAAAGGTTTAAATAGAATATCAGCTATGAATGATACATAACCCCAGCCCTCTTTTTTATTTTCCGTATCCTCAAATAATTGATATGCGAGTGGATACGTGTATGTATACTTGGACCAAGTTCTATTATGTTCCAGGTCTGCGTGACCCAATATAAAATTGCGTGTCGAAGCAGCTTTCATGTACGTTTTATTGTAAATTACAGCGTGAGCGCATGTGGTGTATAACAAGCGTTGGTTCTTATTGTGAAGAAGAATATCGATGGGCGAGATTAACGAAAATGTCGTACCTAAATTATATATTTTGGGGTCACGTCGCTCTAAAAATGTACGCAAGTCATTCACGACGATTGGATCTCGTATCCGTTCATCAAATTCACAGTCATCTTCGAGTACTATGATTCGAGAATACCCTTGGCTAAGGGCGTGCTTAAACACATTTTTCACAGCATCTTCGAGATCGTAGTTTGGTTTATTGACTCTCAGGTTCTTCTCGCATTTTTTATATCCTCTGTTGTACTGAATCACAACCTTTGATGTAATTTTGGCATCTTCAATTTGTCGTAGTATTTGTTCCTCTCTTTTAGAATTTTCCATGAGTAAAACGTATGTGCATTCTATCACACCGTCGTAATTGCCACTGTCGATTGTATATGATTTTGTATAATAACATTCGCTCATACTGTATCTATAGAAAATTTTTAGACCATACTTCCCATCTATTTAAATATAAACACGCGAGACATATTGTTAGAATCTTAGGATCTTTGCGGTACAAGTACGCAACATACATAAAGCTCACAGTCATCATCATATGTTGAAATTTTTTTTGTGTATATATGGGAACACCTAGTTTGTCACGTATCGCATTGTATACAAATGTGTCGTCGTTACCATTTTTATCTTCAGAAACCTTGTTTTCGAGAACGGATAATATACATTTATTGTCGAAGATCATCCAATGAAGACTCACAATCACACAGGCGAGTGGATACACATAATAGAGTTTTCTGGGTAGTATGAATAGACCAAACGTTTGGAAAGCTATGATCCAAATCGCGTGAATGATCATCAGAATAAATAGGAGTATATTCATATAAAGTACATGAAGATTATAATTAATAGGCAAGTTGAGAATGTATGTACTGTTGAAACTATTTCTGATTGGAAAAATGTCATTGAACAAATAAAATATCGTATCGTATTGTTCATTGATACAAAAGTGAAAGAATTATACGGACTTCCAAAGATAGATGGTATTGTGTTTGAGGTTGAAGCTAAAGACGAGTTCAAAAATTTGTTGTATTATTCAAAATTTGTTGATGAAATGGGAAAACATAAAATGGATACACACACGGTCATAGTTTCTGTGGGGGGTGGATCTGTAAGTAATCTCGCTGGTTTTATAGCTGGAACATATAAAAGAGGTGTTGAATTTATAAGTTTTCCATCAACTTTACTGGCTATGACAGATGCGTGTATATCATATAAACAAGCACTAAACACATATTATGGAAAGAATCAAATTGGATGCTATAAAGTTCCATCTAATATCTACATTTATTATGACTTTCTGAAAACGTTGGATGAGCGTTTTATATGGGATGGATACGCTGAAATTATTAAACACGCAGTTTGTGAAAATTTTACACTTTCAGATGATGATATGTTTTCAAACGTGATGAAAACTATTCAAGCTAAGATTGAACATGTGCGAAATGATCCATGGGAACAACACCCCATTCTCATGTACGGTCATCAATACGGTCACGCATTGGAATATGTGTCGAAAGGTGGGTACTACCATGGAGAAGCTGTAAACGTGGGGATGATAGGTGCCTCGCATGTTGGTCACGTTTTAGGTATTCATGATGATATACTTATCAAAAGACATAGACAATATTCGGATACATTCAATCTACCTAAAATGTTCAGGTGTGATTCATTAGATGAGTTGTTTAAATTCATGTACAACGATAAGAGTATAAAAAATGGTAAGGTTCATTTTTCATTCGGTGAAAATCTCATAGATGATACGATAGATATTGAAAATGACGCATTATGTTATGGATTAAATAAAACCTGCATTAATCGCATGATATTTCCAAATTTATCAGAAATGCATAAAATTGCCTATGGAACATGTGGTGCAAAAGAAGGTGATGTATATGAAGCCATTAAATGTGGATACAGGACTCTCGATTGTGCCCATTTTTACGGAAATGAGGTCATTATCGGTAAAGAAATTAAACGATGTATAGATGAAGGTGTATGTACTCGTGAGGATCTTTTCATCATAGGAAAACTCTGGAACGATCAACATGATAATGTCAAGGATGCATGTCAAAAAAGTATCGACACCCTTCAAGTTGATTACTTAGATATGTATCTCGTTCATTGGCCGGTGGTGTATAAAGATGGGGAACGCTTTGACGCGGATGTTGTCGAGGTGTTTGCTGAAATGAAAAAACTCGAGGGAACCCTGTGTAAAAATGTCGGTGTATCAAACTTTAAGATAGAACATCTCGAAAAAATAAAACACATGAAACCAGCTCTTAATCAAATTGAACTTCACCCATATTTCCAACAAAAAGAACTACACGACTATTGCGATAAAAATATGATTAACGTCATGGCCTATAGTCCCATGTCGAAAGATGCACTCACAGATGAACATATTTGTGCTATCGCGAATGAGCGAGGGTGTACCCCGAGTGTGGTGGTGATGAGTTGGATTCTGAACACGGGTGCGGCTTTAGCTGTTAAATCAATCACTCATATGTCAGAAAATCTCAACTCAAACTTTATACTATCGGAGCAGGAGATCGGTTCTATCAAAGATAAAAATATTCGTATAATTCAGGAACGATGAATAAAGTTTTACTCCTGGGTCTCTTAGGGTTGGCTTTTTACATGTTAGATAAGTATAAATACCCATGTAAAAAGAAAGTGTCACTCGAGCATAATATATTACATTATCTCCACAATGTCACCGCCATATTAATATACATAGGACCTTTTATTTTCAAAGATCGGCGTATTTTATACACTCTTTTATTAGGTACAATTGGATTAATCGCCCAAGGGATAATTAATCCAAATAAAGAACAATCATGTATTCTTATGCCCATCTATAACAAGAAATGTGGTATAGATGAAAATAGACAATTATATGACATCTTTTCGATATTACAAATAAAACATATATTATCTATGGATAATTATAATTTTATATATTATTCGGTACACACTTTACTAGCTATTTACACAATATCAAAATTAAAATAATATAGACTATTTGAGATATTTTATAGCCGCAGCGATATTGGGATAAATGCATTTTCCGAACCTGACACGACCTGTCCTAGGATTGTAGTACCCCTTGTGGCCGTTAAAGATACATTTGTGAAGTTCACCCATATAAAAAATACAATATTATAATAATTAGCTGAGATGGGACTTTCGATTATTATGGGGAATATGTTTTCTGGTAAAACTTCCGAACTTATCCGTCGACTTAAGCGTCTAAAAGTCATAGGTAAGGAAGTCATGATTGTCAACTCAGCGAAAGATACCAGATCACCTGAAGAAGTTTTGAAAACGCATGACAATGTTAAGTTTAATTGTCACAAAGTGTATGACCTATTTGATATCATCGATACGGATGAATTTGAACGGGCTGATATCATAGCCATAGATGAAGCACAATTCTTTCCCAGACTCAAAAAATTCATAGAAGGGTGTTTATACCTAGAAAAATCGATTATTATCGCAGGTCTTGATGGAGACTGTTTTCAAAGAAAGTTTGGTGAACTCATCGATTGTATCCCTCTCGCGAGTGACGTAACTAAACTTTCAGCACTGTGTATGCATTGTAACGATGGAACACCAGGTCCCTTTACCAAGAGGATTGTCAAAGACAAAACCCTAGAACTTATCGGTGGGAGTGATATGTATGAAGCAGTGTGTCACAATCACCTATGAATATCCAAGATGAGTACAACCCTTCGACCGTCTCCAATTTTTAGAAGTTCATGGTATCTCGCGTGGTCAAAGAGGATATCTTCACCCTCTTTGTGTACGTGCCGCCCATTCTCAGTGTACAGGCTACAATCTCCATCACCGTGTATAGTCAACTGGTATCGTAGGAGTTCATTTGATTCAGCACGATGTGGGTGTAAGACCATGGGACCCTCTATTACCGCAAATGAAGCACCCTCTCTGTTTATACATGGTATTTGAC